CCGAAGGCGGGGATTTTGGAACACAAATTTTAATTTAAGCACCATGTATAAATCAGGAAACAAAATATCATTTAACGTACTCAGCCCCCGCTTTTGGGTAGGTGCTGTTACCTGCCGTTATTCTTTTAAGCGGTGGGTTTTTGGGAAAAGTAACCCTTATGTATGTGAAAAGTACAGGCAAATTTTACCTGCAATAGAATTTTGGAATGAGCAAATTGGGAATCATTGTATGGTTACTTTTCGCTTCATTTGGTGGCGTTGGTGGTTTAAAGTCGGGTTTGTCGTTGTTTATAATGGCAGGTAACGTATGGGTATTGGCGATGTTGCCAATTTGAAAAACAAAAGTTCAAAATTTAAACAAAAGTTGATATGGAATACAAAGTTCAAATAACAGATGAAGCTGGCAATATTCGCCAATACAATGTTAGCCGTAGTTCTTCTTCCGAAGATAAAAGTTTGAATGACTTCATTTTAGAAGCGTTACAAGTTTCAGAAGATAAACGAAAGCTACCATTAAAAACACAATGTCCAAATGGATTAGAAGTTTATCCTTCAATTAAAATGAAGTTTGAAAACTATGGCAGTCCGATACTTGGGGATAAATTAGAAGCAATGATGATTACTTGGCGTGATGGTCTTTAGAATTACTGCTAACTCATTTATACGCGCACCTTTTGTTCGCAAATACGTCCATTTTGGAATATAATGCGAATGTTTAACAACAACAAAAACAAAAAACAATGGGAATTGAACAAAAACCAACCAATGACGAATTATGGCAGATGCACATGCAGGGATTCACACCGGAACAAATTGGAGAAAAATTCAAAAGGCATCCAATGGGCATCAAGGTGAGAATTGCCAACATGATATTTGACCATGAAGTGGAGGCATATCGTGCCACTAAGCATTTGCCAAAAAAAGACAATACAGAAAATGAATTGCTGAACACCATCCAAATGCATGACCTTACCATTGGTGATGTGGAGGTAAAAGGCAGAGCATTGTATTACAAAGGCACAGATGATAGAATTGCATTGTAAATTTTTTCAGAAAACTTTGTACATTTGTTTCCATGTTCAGCAAGAATGGCAGAAACATATTGCCGCCTAAAGATAGGGCAGCACGAATCAAAGCAATACGCAGGGAGGTGATTGGCATAAATATGCCAAAAATTGAATCATGTGGCATTGTGGAGGTGAATGTATTGGAGGATAGTCAAAAGCCAAAAAACAGCATTTTTGAGCCAAAAAAACAATAAAATACACAAAAATGGCTAAAGGCAAAAAGGGAAATCCGAATTGGGTGAAAGGTGTTGCGCCACCGGGTGCAAAAGTATGGCAGAAAGGAGAATCGGGAAATCCGAGAGGTGTTGGGAGAATTACCATTAAGCACGTCAATGAATTTCTTGAAAGCAATGGTGTAACACCTGCAACGGCATTGGATGTGAAATCAATATACATGAGGCTAATAAATTTGACTGAATCAGAAATCAGGGAAATTCGAAATGACAAAGACCAACCCATGATTATCACGGCAGTTGCAAAGGCAATCATTGAGGGAGAGGCATTTGATATTGTCGAAAAGATGTTGGACAGGTCAATTGGCAAGGCAACACAACCAATTGAGGGTGATGTTGGCAAAATCATTGTTCAGGTAGGGAAAAAATAATGCCATGAATGAATCATCCAACAATCATTCAATTTCCGGAATACGAAGATTTATTCAATAGCCATTTCATCCAATTGGTGGATGATACATCGCGAATCATCATCCTTTATGGTGGCAGAGGTAGTTCAAAATCATCTTTTGCGGCAGCGGCAAAGGTGATCCTGCCCATCCTCCGGGAAAGCTATTTTAAGGCCGTTTGCATTCGCAAATCTTACAACACCATTTCCGCATCGTGTTATGATACATTGAAATCTATCATTGAGGAATGGGGCATTTCGGCATTATTCAGGTTTTATACCTCACCACACCGCATCATCTGCAACAATGGCAATCAGATTCTTTTCAGAGGGTTGGACGAGCCAACAAAACTGAAATCAATCAAAGACCCGACAATGATATGGTGGGAGGAAGATATACCGGATGAATCAGATTACATCACCATTTCACTATCATTAAGGTCAGAAAAGGCACGATATATTCAGGAAGTATTTTCAATCAATCCGGAGGTGCAGGGCAATTATCAGGAACATTGGTTTTGGAAAAGATTTTTTGAAGGTCAGATTGAAAGGTCATTCACATTCACCGATGAAATTGAGGTGGCAGAAAGGAATGAGATTGTTAAAAGAATTGTCAGGGTTCATCATTCCACATATCAGCACAACAGATTTCTCTCTCCGGAATACATTGCAGACCTTTTGTCGCTAAGGCAGCGCAATCCGTATTATGCATCAGTGTACATTGATGGTGTATGGGGCAAAAGGGATGTTGATGGATTGGCCTATCGGTGCTTTTCCCGGCAACATCATGTCATTAGCACATCATACGATGCCATGCAGCCATTGCACCTTTCATTCGATTTCAATACACGGCCATACGTTACCATCACCATCCATCAGGCAGAGGGAAAGAATATCAGGCAGATTGATGAATGTTTGGGCATTTATCCGCATAACAGGACAGAGGCAGTTTGCAATCAATTCTTAATGAAATACGGGCATCACAACGGCATGGTGTATGTTTATGGTGACCCATCCGGCAGGAGGGAGGACACTCGGACAGAGCAAGGTCATAATGATTTTCACATCATTGAAAAGACATTGAAATCTCTCAGGCCAATAATGAGGCAGGCCAAAGTTGCACCAAATCCTGCAATGCGAATCAATTTCATCAATGCCATTTGGCAGGGAAAATTGCCTGTGTCTTTTTTGATTGCTGAAAATTGCACCATGACCATTGATGAATACATGAATGTGAAAGAGGCATCAGATGGAGGAAAGCACAAAGAAAAGGTGAGGGATAAGGTGACCGGAATATCTTATGAGCCATACGGCCACATATCGGATGCCAATGATTATTTCTTATGCGAATTCTTTTGGGAGGAATATCAATCATTCATCAGAAAGGGCAATGTATCATCACCAAAGGTTGGGCGCAATCGCGCAAAAAATGGATGGTAAAAAAGTTTTCTAAAAAAGTTTATCAATGTAGTTTTAACTTAAAAGAGGTGCAGGAAAAATTGCCTGCATTACTTTTGAGCCATGTATCTTTTCATTGCAGATTATTTCACCTATATCCAACCGGAACAATTTGATAAATTGATTTCCGGGAATGATGCCATCAGAATTTTAGCAGAGAGGGCAGGGGAGGCAGAGGCAGTAAGCTATCTCACACAGAGATACAATGTGGCAGAGGAATTCACACATACATCCGTATGGAGTAACACAACGGCAACATACACAGGTGAATCACGAATTTATTTAGATGCATCTGATTTCGATGCGACACAATCATACGCAGTTGGTAATTTAGTGAATTATGAGGGCATCATATACAGATGCAGCACAATTCATTCAGGCACATGGGATGCAGCACATTTCACGTTAATTGGCCTGCAATACACATTATACTTTGGCAAATTGCCTGAGCCATTATTTGATTACTACAAAAAATATGATGCAGGTGATATTGTTTTCTATGCAGGAAAGGAATACACGGCACAGGCACAGGTGGAGAATGTTTTTCCGAATGACCCCGACAAAGGCGCACAATTTTGGGGAAGTGGAGTTGTATATTCCATCCCGGCAGGAACATTGCCAACGAATGCAAATTATTGGGTAATTGGTGACAATCGTAGCCAACAAGTTGTTCAATGCATGATTGACATTGTTTTGTTTCATCTGCACACACGAATTGCACCGGGAAATGTTCCGCAGTCAAGGGTAGAAAGATATGTGAATGCCAAAGAATGGTTGAGGATGGCAGGAGGGCAGATTGATGGCATAACGGCCGATATTCCATTAAGGCAACCAAAAGCAGGCCAACGGACACGATTTGGAGGCAATTTGAAAAGAAATAATCTGTATTGATTATGAGCAAGCAAAAATGGAATTCATCGGTGACCAATTTTTATTCCGAGCAGGCAAACATTAGCACGGAGAATGTTGAGCCAAAAAAGTTAAAAAATTACCCGGTCAGAGTACCAATTGAAAGGGTTTCGCAGGATGTCAGGAAGTGGCGCGATGCAATAAGAGAGGCAGAGCAATCATATTACCCACACAGGGTAAAGATGCAGCAGATTTTCAATGACACCATCCTGAATGGTCATGTGTTTGCCTGCATGGAAAGGAGAAAGAAAATGACATTGCACAAAGGCATTATCATGGTTGATGAGAATGAGAATGTGAATGATGAATGGACGGCATGGTTGCAAAATCCGACATATGAATTGTTGAGTGCCTATGTATTGGACACCATATTTTTTGGATATACTTTTTTGTGGTATGAGGGTGTAAATGATGTAAACATTGAAAATCTTACATTGGGGAAAAGATGGTTTGTGTCACCGGACAGAGAGCAGTATTTGGCATTCATGTATGCAGTTTCAGGAATACCAATTGGAAAGGATGCACCTGAGGAAATAAAAGATTGGATTTTCTATTTGACAACACCATCTGAAAATGGGCAGAGCAATTGCGGATATGGGTTGTTGTATAAGGTTGCATTGTATGAGATTTTTCTTCGAAACAATTTAGGTTACAATGGCGATTACATCGAATTGTTTGCAGCACCATTCAGGGTTGGCAAAACGCGAAAGACAAGCGATTTGGACAGAGGCGATTTTGAAGCCGCAATCCGTGACATGGGCAGTTCAGGATATGCGATAATTGACCCGGACGAGGAAATCGAATTCATACAGGGAAAAGGAAGTGGAACGGGCAATGATGTGTATGATAACTTTGAGCAGAGGATGGAAAAGAAAATCAGCAAGGTCATTTTAGGCCATGCGGATGCGATGGATAGCAAAGCAGGGAAATTAGGCGCAAAGGATGAGGATGTGCAAAAGGCATTGAATGCGATTGCCGGTGATGATTCCAAATTCCTCACCAACGCATGGAATTCAATCATTCTTCCAAAGATGCGAGCCAATGGAATTTTCGTTCCTGAAAATCTGAAATTCGCATTGCGAAATGACACCGCAAAGGCAGAGGCACAGATGGCAGAGAATGCGGATAGAAAGCAAGTGGCAGATTTTATCAAAACGCTCACCGATGCAGGATTTTCTCCTGATGAAAAGTGGGTGGCAGACCGGATTGGCATACCCGTAAGTAAGCTAAATTCCGGAACATTAACACAACCGGAGGCGATGCAGGCAAGGTTGAGGAATCTATATTCTGATTTGTGAGCAATTTCATTGAATATGATTTTGGGCGATTGATTGCCGCGATTTATTCGGGTGCGATTGATGAATGGAATTTGCCGCGAGGGTTATACCAAAAAACGGCAGATAAATTCATTGAGGCTATCAATAATGGCATGGATGCACCGAGACCAATGGAGATTGGCATGGGTGGAGGTTTTCGGATGCCAAAGCAGGAACAACCTGCACAGAGCATTGGTATTGCTTACAATACACCGGATGAGATTTTGAGGTCAGAATTGATTGAGAATGTGTATGTATTTTCAGGTGCAAAGACATTTCAACAGGTGAAAGAATTGGTGAGCAACATTGCACCAGATGGATTAGTGCAGCCATTTAACAAGTTCAAAAAATCGGCAGAAAAAATCATTGGTAAGTACAATGACCAATGGTTAAGGACAGAATACAACACCGCATTAGGCAGCGCACAATCAGCGAGAGATTGGCAGGAATTTGAGGATGATGTTGATTTGTTTCCATACCTGAGATATGATGCCATCATTGACCCGAACACATCCGACATTTGCCGACCATTGGAGGGCATCACATTGCCCGTCAATCATCCATTTTGGAATAAGTTTTCACCATTAAATCATTTCAATTGCAGATGCAGATTGATTAAGATTTCGCAGTATGAGGAAGTAAGAAAGACGGGCAAAAAGAAATTGACGAGAGTGAGTGAAAAGATTGAGCCACAGATGCAGGAATTATTCATGTTCAATCCGGGCAAAGAAAGATTGGTATTCAAAGAAACCGGAAAAGGCAAACATCCGTATTTCAATGTTGCGCCGAAGTACCGGGAATATGCCCAAAATAATTTCAATCTGCCCATCCCGGAAAGATTTGCATTTCAGAGAAAATCAGCATAAGTCACTATGAAAAAAACGTACACAGAAGCAACAAAGAGGGCAATGTATGTCGAGAAATTCGGATATGAGCCAACGGGCAATCTCGGTGTTGATGCAGTTGCCGCAATCATCCATTATGACCGCAGGAGGGGAATGCCGCCGCAGACAATATATCTGTGCAAAGAGTATTTCAGGGAATTCAAAAAATTCGCAATATCAAAGGTTGAGGATGAGCAGGCAGAATTGATTGAAAGAGGATTGATTGATTTGGAATTCGATGGTGTTGAAATCAAAGATGCCGGAATGATGGGTGGCAAAAGATGGTATGTGCAATATATTTCGCAGGAGGTGAATGCCTAATGGCAAAGAATAAATTGGATATGACAAAGGTTGTGGCAAGGTGGAAAAAGGCCAAAGAACAATTGCCCAAATTGCTTACAAACGTGAGCAAAAATACCTTTGTTGATTCATGGAAAAAACAGGGTTGGGATGGGGAAAAATGGAAAGAGGTGAAGCGCAGGACACCCGGAACGAGTGCATACAATTCAGCGACAAAGGCAGCGAGGACACGGGCGATATTGGTGCAGTCGGGTGCATTGCGGAGGTCAATTGTAATTAATTCGCAGACCTTTGCCCGGATGGTAATTTCCACCAATGTTCCTTATGCAGAAATTCATAATGAGGGATTTAAAGGCACAATTTCAGTTCCAAAACATACGAGGCGAATCAAAGGCAATCCGCAAGTGGTTAAATCCTATTCATATAAGGCAAACATTCCGCAAAGAAAATTCATGGGGCATGGCAGCGAGGTTGAGAAGAAACAACGTGAAATCATTGGTGTGGCATTGGCCAATGTTTTCATGCCGGGCAAATTCAAATACAAAGCAAAATGACACCGGAGATAATCGCAGCCATAAAGCAAAAAATAAAGGATGAGACATACATTCAGGATGTCCGGGTGTTCAATGACCAATTCACAAAGATGTTGGCAGAGGGCAATCCTTTTGGGTATAACATTGCAAGTCCTGCCGCATTGATTGAATTCTCTCCATCCTCCATTGAGCAATTGCATAATGGTGTTCAAATTTACAATCCCATTCAGGTGACCATTCACATTGGGCAGATGGAATTGGATGGCAATGATGCATTGATGGATGAGGCAATCAGCATTTTTGAATTACGAAATCAGGTATATTTGGCATTGCAGGAATTCAGCACAGAACAAATGGCAAGGATGTACAGAGTTTCGGAAAATCCCGATTACAATCACGGCAATTGGTATGTGTATCAAATTGTGTTTGAGACATCCATCACCTACCATCAGGCGCAAAGGCCACGAGGATATACGGAGGCATCACCGACATTAACAACATCAGGTAGTTTTCAATAATGGCACGAAGTACGGCAGAAATAAAAAATCAGATGGTTGCTGAAAAGAATCAGCAATCAAATCTATCCGCATTCACATCGAATTCCCAAACATCACGATGGGGATTATTCCTGTGGGTAGTGGCACAGACAATCAACATATTTGAGCAATTATTGGATGTGTTCAAAAGTGAAGTTGAGACCATTCAGGCAGAGGCGAAGCCGGGAACACAGGCATGGGTGAGGTGGATGGTTGGCAAATTCCAATTTAGCACGGCAGCAACACAGGTGGCACAATTGAACACAACAACATTGGTGGTTGAATATCCGGTTGTCAATACAACATTTCAAATCATTACAAGAGCAGCAACGCAGGTGACAAATAACAAGACAGTTTTAATCAAAGTGGCAAAATCAGACCCACCAACGCAATTGTCAGGAAGCGAACAATCAGCATTGCAGGCCTATGTTGCTCAATGGGGCATTGCCGGAGTAAATTATCAGATAGTGAATGAGCCATCGGATAAAATTGAGGTTGTCGGAACAATATTTTATGATGGCCAATACAATGCCGTCATTCAGGCATCTGTGGAGGATGCATTAACCAATTACCTTGCACAATTGGAATTCAATGGCATTGTCCGGGTGCAGGATGTAAACGATGCAATTCAGGCAGTTGATGGTGTATTGGATGTAAATATCACGCAAATAAAAGTTAGGCGCGATTCTGTTTCTTATGCCTCAGGTACGATGTTGTATCAATTGAGTACGGGCATCAATGGTGTGCAGTATCAATCTTATGCAGGGTACATCACGGAGGAAACAACGGCAACACATACCTTTGCAGACACATTGACTTATTCCCCAATTTACTAATGAGTTTTTTCACCAATAATCTAAATACACAAGCGCAGAATCTTTTGCCTGTGAGCCGACGGAAATCGGTTTGGATAGCATGGATGGCAGTATTAATGAAGCCATTGCAATGGTTGTGGGATAACATTTTCACATCATACAGGGTTGGTGATTATTCCACCGCAGATTTTAATCATGCCACAACCTATGCCATTGGCAACCGAGTTAAGTGGGGCAAGGGCATTTATGAAATGTACACATTGGCAGTTGCCGGCACAACACCATTGGACACATCTGTATGGGTAAAGATTCAGGACAATTTCATTGGTGTATTGGACAGGTCACGTTTCACGGCAGAGGATTTGAAATTTGAATACGGGTTGAATCTTTGGTTTGACACCACATTTCGTCAGCCACCATTGGTGAGTGATATTTACATCAATGATTTGAATTCCAATTTGCAGGATTTTTTCATTGGTTATGCCGAAAATGAAAGTAGTGAAATTGTTGCCATCAATGGGGAGGCAATTTCATTTATTTCGGAAGGGAATCCAACGTATGGGGCAGCAGATTTTTCTATAAACATGCCAATTGCAGTATTCAATGCATTGGGTGCTACAAATCCCGAAAGAGAGGCCATTGTGAGGCGATTTGCCGACCAAATAAACACGGCAGGATTGATTTATTCAATCAACACATATTAACGCAAAAAACAAACGAAAATGAAAAGAATTAAGACATCAGCAATTGCACCGGGTGCAGCCATGCCATTTAAGGGTGGAATGTTGGATTTGGTGCAGGACAATGTGAAAGAAACAGATAACAGAATTCTCCGGGCATTCAATTATCAGTATTCATCGAATCCAACAATCCTTTTTGGAGGATATTCATTGGTTGGTGGCACATATCAAATTGACGCAGGTGCATTGCATTTGAGTGGTGAGGTGTATCGGTTTGCATCAATAAACGTCACACCGGGTGTTGGGCAGGTAGTTATTGGCACAATTACGGAGGTGAGCCAATCGGGTGCAGGGTTAGACCCCGTACAATTCAGCAATGCGGCAAACAACAATGTGAACATGGATAGAATCATTGTTTGGTCGGCAGGTGCATCAGGTAGTGGAGATGTGAATTTATCTGCCTGCAAATTCTCTATGCAAGGCTATCCGAATCCTTACAATGCAGGATTATTTTTTGCATCCACCGGAACATGGACATTGCCGGGAGGCGCGGCAGATTTCAACGTATTTGCCACACAGATGGGTTGCAAGGTGATTGTTGATTTCGAAATCACCAACGGAACATTGAGTAATAACACATCCAATTTTTCTTTTAATTTGCAGGTATTAACCGCAGCCACATTTGTAACCCCAAATGCCATCCGCGACACATACGGATTTGCATTCATGACAAATGGAAACAACACACCTGCAAACGAAATCATCCGGGTAAAAATTCCCGCAGGTGATAACAGAATTTATTTCGAAAGGGTGAACAATTCGCTGCACTCCGCAATTACCGGAGGTTTGGATGTGCGAGGACAAATAATTTTCGAAGCAGATTTCGGATTCAATTCCTAATATCTGTTACGGCCATTAGTAGATAATTCATCATATTTCCTGATCAGATTTTGCCTTTCCCGGTCAGGGAGGTTTTTGCAATAATCCTCCAAAATTCGGGAAACAAAATCGGCAGTTGAGATGCCATTGTTTTCGCAATGTGCCATGATGATTTTGTAGGGAGTAGGCTTACAATATGCCTGCACTCTCCGGGCAGCATTGTTTTTAATGTTCAACAATTCATCATTGGTTGGTAATTTTCTATTTCTGCCCATGATTGTGATTTTGAGGGCTAAATTAACTTAAAAAAAATCAGATTGCAATAGGTGTACTAATTTCGCAGAATATGCCATCAATTGGAACATATACAATTCCTGCCATTATCAGAGGCACAACAATGGAGGCAATTGAATTTTCAGTTTCGGTGGATGGAAATCCATTGAATTTAGCGGGCGCAACCATTGAGGCAGTTGCAAGGTGGCAGCGCGATTCAAAAAAGGTCAGAAAATTTGAAACAACAATCACAAATGCCGCATCAGGTATTTTTACTTTGGATGAGCAAATCATTGATTGGGACAATGGTGTTTGGGATTACGGAATCCAATTCACCTTGTCCAATGGTGATGTGAAAGTATATATTGAGGGAACATTCACAATCAAGGTGAATCAGGTTTATGGTTAATGTTTCCATTGACATTACAGAGCAACCAATTGAGGTTGATATTGATATTGTGCCATCATTACATGAGGTTGTCATTGAGATTGATGAAAATGGTGGAGGTGGAGGAGGCGTAGACCCGGCAACGCAGACAGAAGTCAATGCCGGAATAATTACAAATAAATATGTTTCACCTGCCACCTTTGACGGGGCGCAAAAATGGAATTCAAAATTTAATCAGCCATCCGGAACAACATCGGAATACATTCGTGGCGATGGCAGTTTAGCGACATTTCCGAGCATTCCAACATCAGGCATTCCCGGAGGCACGGCAACAGGTACAAATACTTATGCATTAACCATTGCAGGAGTTACGGCATACAATGTCAATGATGCCTATGTGGTAAGATTCACGAATGCCAACACAGGTGCATGCTCATTGAACATCAATGGTTTAGGCGCAATCAACATTTCAAAAAATAATGTTGTGCCAATTGTCGGTGGTGATATTGCAGCCGGGCAACAATTCATTGCCATTTACGATGGAACAAACTTTCAGTTAATTGGTGTTGCACCTAATCAAATGTTTGCCTTTGTTACAAATGCTGATTCCGTGACCATCACCAAAGGGCAGGTTGTTTATGCATTTGGGGCACAGGGTGATCGGATGTCTGTGAAATTGGCAAACAATTCAGGCGATGCGACAAGTGCCAAAACAATTGGTGTAGTTTTTTCAACAAGTATTGCAGCAAATGGCACAGGATATATTATTACTCAGGGTGTCATTGATGGCCTAAATTTAGGCGCATTCAATCCGGGTGATACATTGTATCTTTCAAACACGAATGGTCAATATACGGCAACAAAGCCTTATGCACCGAATCACCTTGTTTATGTTGGTATTGTTGAGCGAGCAAATGCGGGCAATGGTCAGATTTATGTGAGGGTGCAGAATGGTTATGAAATGGACGAACTGCATGATGTTTCAGCGCAAAATCCAAATCTAAATGATGGCCTTTTTTACAATTCTGTGACGGCTTTATGGACGGCAAGAGCAGGCACGAAAAGTGATGTTGGATTGGCGAATGTGGACAACACAAGCGATGCAAATAAGCCTATCAGCACGGCCACACAAACGGCACTAAATGCCAAAGAAAACACCATCACCGCAGGAGGTTCATTGCAGTATTTCAGAGGTGACAAAACATTTCAAAACTACCTGATTGTCGCAGCCGATGGTGCACTATACACCAACACGGGAAACACTACATCAAACCGCGTTTTAAGCATCCTCATACCTGCCAACACCTACACCGCTAACTCAATAGTATATTTCCAAATGTTAACGACAAAAACATTAACAAATGGTGCTTATACAGTTAGAACTTTTATTCATACTTCAGCAGGTGTAGGCGGCACACAGATGTCTCTTACAACAACAACAGGCGCAACACAATTACTTACCCGGATAGAGCGAATTTTTCAAGTTCAAGTAGCCAACGGCACGGGCAACGGAACGCGAGGATTGACAGGAACAACAAACGCGCAAACAGAAGTAGCCAACGCTGCATGGACCGTGCAAACCTCCGTCATTGATTGGACGCAAACACAATACCTAAACATTTTCCTTCAAAACGCAAGCGCACTCGACACAACGGCGATCAATGCCGTTATCTTATACCGATTCTAACATGGACGCAATACAAGCAAAACAAGTAGCAGATTCATTAAATCAGGACAACACATCTGAAATGGATGAAATCCTGAATGCAATATCAATTGCTGCCTATGATGGCAGATATTATTATGATTGTGTATTAGGACAAAAATTGTCCTTAAAAACCATCACAGAATTGCAGGCAAAAGGATTTTTGATTACTACATCAGGAAATGAAACGCGAATCAGTTGGGAATAAAATTAACTTTATTGACATTCTCTTTTAACTTAAAAAAATTGCATCACGGCAAATCATAATTAGAATTGCAACGTGGAATATCAATACACCATAAATCCATTTTCTGAAAAGCCTGTCATGATGATTGACAAGCACATCGGATATCTCGATGGTGAGGGTTATGGCATTATGGCCGGGCAATTTCAGCGCGAAATGCAGATGTTATTGGACAATGGTGCATCGGAGATTGAAATACGCATGAATTCCATTGGTGGGCAGGTGTTTGAGGGCATGGCAATTTTCCACGCAATTGAAAATGCCAAAGCGAAATGCAAAATAAAGATGGTGAACATTGGCCTTGTTGCCTCCATTGCTGCCGTGATTTTTCAGGCAGGTGATGAAAGGGAAATGGCTGATTATTCACTCATGATGATTCATGGTGTTCAGGGTGCAGAGGGTGAATTGGAACAAAAGGCAACCGAATCATTGGTCACAATGTTGTGCAGAAGTGGAAAGAGAACAAGGGAACAAGTTACTGCATTGATGGGTGATGATAATTGGATGACTGCATCAGAATGTTTGGAGGCAGGATTCTGCACAAGCATCACCGGAGGCATGAAAGAGATTAAGGCAGCATTGACGAATTCTTACAATGATTACCCAAAGGCAGCAACAGAAAATGCAAAAAGGGCATTGAAATATGCAGAGGAAAATGGATGGGGAGATTGCGGCACAAATGTCGGAAAAATCAGAGCAAATCAGTTGGCGAACAAAGAGCCAATCAGCCGCGACACAATCGCGAGAATGGCAGCATTTGAGCGACACAGACAGAATTCAGATACACCATACGGAGAGGGATGCGGAAAATTGATGTGGGATGCATGGGGCGGAGACGAGGGCATCGCATGGGCGCAAAAGAAATTGAAACAGATTGATGGTGAGATGGCCACCTCAGTTTTCAAAAAAATTACTGCCATCACGAACAATCTAAAAAACCAAATCAGCAATATGAACAAGCAGATTACAAATGCTCTCGGATTGCAGGAGGGTGCAGCGGAGGATATCATCGCTCAGGCCATCAATAGCCTGAAAGAAAAATCATCCAAAGCATCTGAAAGCCTGAAAGCAAAGGATGCAGAAATCAGCACCCTAAACAACAAGGTTAATGACCTTACCAATTCTTTGAATGCCGTTTCTCAGGAACGCGATTCTTTCAAAGAAAAAGTTGAATCAGCACAAGCGGAAGTATTGGCAACCAAAGTGGCCGAAGTTCTTACCAATGCCGTTAATGCCGGAAAGATTGCAGACAATGCAGAAAGCCGCACCAAATGGTCAGAGAAATTGGTGAATGATTTTGATGGCACAATGGAATTGCTGAATCTAATTCCTGTGAGCAAAAAAGCACCATCTGCCGTGACCAATTTTGGCCAAAGCACAGATGCAAAAATTCCTGCAAATTATGCCGCGAAAGTGATGGCAAGAATTGCGGAAAAAACCAAAGCGAAAAAGTAATCCATAACAGAGAAAGACAATGGAAGCATTAAACATACAAGATACCACCTATGCCGGAGAAGCCGCATCGGTGATGATTGTTAAGGCCGTAACAGGTGCAGACACCATCAATGGTGGCAACATCTACCTGAAAGATGGCATAAAAAAGAAATTCACCATTCCAAAATTGGACATCGCGAATTTCATTCAGGCAAGGCAGGCAACACCAACATCATCCGGTGATGTGACAGTTGCAGGTGCAGTGATTGAGCCACAGGATTTCATGATGTATCTGGAAATGAATCCACGCGATTTTGAGGAACATTGGTATGCTGTGCAGTTGAATCCAAAACTTTTGGATGCTGAATTGCCACAGACCTTTGAAGCGTATTTCATGATGTACATCTTGGAAAAGTTGGATGAATTTGTTGATGGCCACATTTGGCAAGGTCGCACGGCCTATGCATCAGGCACAACACCTGCATCAGTTGGCGCACCTGCATCAGCATCACAATATCAGTATTTCGATGGCCTCATAAAAAAGGCATTGGATAATGCTAATGTGATTGATGTTTCAACACCAATTGCATTGACATCAGCCAACATCATCAGCAAAATGGAAGCTGGCAGAGCATTACTGCCAAAGGCATTGCTGAGAAAGTTCGGTGCAAACGGAACGAAATTCCTCCTTTCATACGAGGATTATGAAAAGTATGAGCAGGCATTGATTGACCTCACCTACAAAGGGCCAAGTCCGGAGGGTGTTGTGAATGGCCAATACAAAGGCTACAATGTTGAGCGCATTGCCGGAATTCCTGAAAATACTTTCATGGTGACCATCGCAAGACCATCCGTTGAATCAAATCTTTGGTTGGGCATGAATTCAACAGAGGACAACCAATTGGAGTTGAAAAGACTTCAGGCCAATTCTGAATTGTTCTTTGCAAAAGGGCTTTTCAAAATGGATGTTCAAATTGGATGGGGAGAGCAATTAGTTCTTTATACCACACAAACCGCGTAAATTGAATAAGTGCCGGGTGTGATGCCCGGCACATTCATAAATCACAATCTCAAACAAACAAAAAAATGAAAAAACTTTTTTCTCTTTTATTCCTGATTGCCGTTTCTTTTTCAGTATTCGCGCAATCTACCTCACCGCGATTTGGCACAACCAAAGGGCAAGACAACACCGGGAGAGTATTGAACTATAAAGTGGTGACCACCAATGATGCTGCCGGAAATGACACCATCAGCGTGAATTCAAATGCCTTTCAAACAATTGTCAGGCCATC